GAATCGTAGGGTTGCTCTGCGATGAATTCAGTTGATGTCGTGAAAGGCCAGAACAGACCAGAGTCTTTGAAGATGACACCAGATGTCTTTGCATCAGTATCGCCCGGTCGTAACATATACACATATTTCGTCGATTCACCAACAACGCGCCAAGAGTTCTGAAGCAGAATGTCGAGTGCTGTGTGCGATTCTCTGAACTCACCCCAAGGAGTGTGTTCATCTGTCTGACGATCGCCTTGAATTTTCACTTCATCAACTACGATCGGAGTCACTTCATCCATCAATCTTGCAACTCTGAACAGAACATCACGCTCTTGTTCTGTGATGCGTGTGACGTTCGTGATCTTGCCTTCGATCTTATAGCCTTGTGAAGGAAATGCAACGATTTGACCACCACGACCGCGTGTTTCGAAAGTGACTTCACCTTTCTTGTTTCTTGCGAGTTTTTGATTGCCTTCAATTGCATCGCATTTGAAGATCCAGTGAAAGCCGTTTGATCGTGTGCGTTGAACAATCATCTTCTCTCTCAACTCTGGTGCTTCTTCATCAAGTTGAGTGCAGAATCGTTCGTACTCATCAGAAGTGAAGTGCTTTGCATCGATGTCGAGACATTGAATGCCGTCGAAGCCCATGACGAGACCAATTGATTTTGTATTGTTGAACAGACGTGATGCTTCTTCAAGTCCCATGGGCTCTTCAGCATATTGTTGCCAGTTCTTTATTGTTGGACGTTTCTCACCATCAACAATAGGTATCGGCGAGAATCCACTCGCAATGTATTTCTTTGCAATTTCTTTTGTCGTCATTGTTGTTTGGTTTATCTGATCAAAGACCAGTTGTCGCAGTTGCGATCATAAAGTGATGGCTTCAACGTCACTGACTTCTTATCACGCAAGTCTTCAAACGTGAAGATGAACCATCTTCTGTTGTGTACATCATAGCATACGATGAAATCAACACCTTTGTATTTGTTGAAGTCTTTAGTGATTCGCGCGTGTCCGTTCATTAACATTGTTCCAGACTTGACTTGAATCGTCACAAATCGCGATTCGCGAAACGCGATCAGATCAACTGCTGACTGATTAACAAAAGGAAAAGCAACGTGCCAGTCTCTTTTGATCAGTTCAGCCGCACATCTGAGTTCTGTGAGTGCGCCGTATTTGTGCGAATCGTGAATCATATCTGTGAGATCTTCTCAAGATAGTCGTCGTATGATTTCGCGATGAAGTACACACCGCCAGATTCTTTGATTTCTTTCTCAATCTCTTTCTGATCTGCTGATTGTCTGTCAGCGCCGATCTTGACTTCAATGCCTATGAAGCGGCCGTTGATGATGCCGATGATGTCTGGTACTCCTTTTCTTTGCACACCTTTGCGATAAGTTTGTCTTCTTACGTCATAGACTGCACCATTGTTGATTCGATATGCACAACCTTCTCTGATGTGATACATGTCGTAAATGATCGTCTTCGTGAGATCGTTCGCAGTTGTGTCTTTGAACTTCTTCTTCACTAACGCATGAGCAGGAAAGTCTGGATGCTTCTCTGCTTTCAATTCTGTTGCGAGTTGTGAAAGTTCTTTCAAGTTCTTAGGAATCCATTTTTTCATTCTGCTCATTTGTTAATTCGACAGCGCGTTCAATCATTCTGACGATATGATCTTTGTTCAATGCGTGAAAGTGTCTTTTTGCTAAGTGCCAACAGCGTGACTCAAAGTCTTGATCTGATCTCTTCTTCATACTTGCACAATTTAGAATAAAATTTCATGTAATTAGCGAACACGTTTTCGAGTTCTTCTCTGATCTCTTCACGCGTCACTCTCACGATGTGCGTATTCAGATCTCTATTGCGTGGATCATACGAGCAAAAATCAAGAAACTGCAATGTCTCAATGACGATGAAGTAGTGAAAGATTTGATGCTTGTACTCGTTCGGAATCTTGTTCTGTCGAATGTACTCAATGTGCTTCTTCGATGAAGGACATTTGATCTCAACAGCACCAACAGCGATGTTGTCTCTGAAGATCAATGCGTCTGGTGATATTGCGAGCCAATCGTATTTGTCGTGAACACAAAAACCAATTTCTTGTGCGCTGTTCTTCGTGCGTTCATTGTATGACTTCAATGCTTCTGGCTCAAACAAGACACCATGTTCCATGGCTTTTGAAGTGAATGACTCTTCAACTGATTGCGTCATGCGTTCAGCGATCATCTCATCAACGAGCGTGAGATTGTTTGATTTGAAGACATTCGATGCGCGTGAGCCAGTGATGACACCGAGTCGTGCTTTGAACCATTCTTCAGATCGTTGTTGTAGATTAAGTATTTTCATTTCTCTTTCGTGTTAAAGGTTTCGTTGTAGTATTGCTCTGCGGTCATCATTGATATATGACTCACCTCATAGGCATCCATAATCTGCTCTTTCTCTTTCTTAAGTAGTTCCTCTGCTAATCGTTTAGCGTTTCTTACGCCTCCACGATACATTGCATCCTCTAATGAGGTTAACTTTGCTTCTAATTCATTGAGTTGCTCAATCAACTCTTGCATTGATGTTTTCATCTCTCTTTGGTGTTAATGTTCTATTAAAGACACAAAACCCTATCATTCTGTATCATTATTGGTTTCTAATTTCTCAAGTGTGTCCTTTAGAATCACATTCCAAGACCATTTGTCTTTGTCAGCGTCCCAAAGTTTCTCGTACATCTCAAGCAGTATCTCTCTTTGTGTCATTCTACTCTTATTTTGTGACAATTTATGATTCATCGTTGTGATGATTTTCGTCTCTGCAAATCGTTTGTTTATTAAAACATCGAAATCTGATTCTGAGCGACTTCTTTGTATGCATCAGCATTGAATGTGATCACGTCTGTTGAGTCGTTGCTTTTGAGACCGATGTATTTGAATGAGTACGATGCTCTCTCAATGATCTTTCTGCCAGAAGTGTCTTTCAAAGGCACTCTTTTATGACCAGCAGTTGTGATCCAGTTCTGATCTTTTTCAAGTGCGATACCAAGTGCTGGATTCATTGTTCTGATATACATTTGATGATCTTCTTTGTAATACAACGCACTGATGTAGTTGACGATTTGTTTGCCGAGACCGAGACCTTGAAAATCTGGAAGAACTACAACTCGAGAGATGCGTCGTGTCTTCGCATCGCCAACACCCGGGAAAGGAAGTATCGCAAGAAAAGCGATCGGTTTATCGTTCCACAACAAGACGTAACACTGAGCAGATGCATTCAGATCTTCGCTCAAATAGTGATGTTGTTTGAATAGATTCCAAGTTTCATATCTACATCGAAATATCTGAAGTTCGATCGTTGGTCTTTGCCTTCGCAGTGACGCTCTCTCGAGACGCCCTTTGAGTGGTGAGTATGTCCAGTCTGGTGAGAGCCAATCCATAATATCAAAGTGACACGATGCAAGAATGATTCTCTTGTTGTATCGTCTGATGTATTTCTGCAATGCGTTGCTCATTGCTTTTGCGACATCACGATCAACGACTGACGTGAACTCATCAATCAAGATGACATCATTTTCAGACGCTCTGCCGACTTTATATGCGAGAGATGCGCGGTATTGTTCTCCATTCGACAAAAGTGCGTAAGGACGCAACCAAGTAGGTACAGAAGCAAGTCCCATTGCACTGAGCAAGAACGTTGCTTCTTCTGGTGATAACCAATCAAAGTTGCTGATCAAAGACTTCTCATCATCGAATGATGCTTGAGAAAGATCACCGAACTCTTTCAAGAGTGTTGTTTTGCCAGTGCCAGAACCTCCGTAGATGACACCGATGTTCCAGTCGAATGTTCTGCACTCATTGAAGTTGATCGGTATTCTCACAGATGTCTCTTCTTGATTTTGAATGTCAAATGCTTCATACACATATGCAGTGTACTCGTCATTCACAATCTTGTTTTTTCTTTCAATGTATTTCATGATTCAATGATTTTGTTCAGTCTTTTTCAATGCCGTTGTTTCTCACATCTCTGTTCATTTGATCAACAAGAGAGCGAGGATACTTCTCTCTCGTTATCTGAAGTGCTTCACTCGCGTCGACATTACTATCTACGAGAGCGATGAAGAAGTTCCATTCTTCTGTGCCTTGCTTGATCATGATCAGTACAAATCTGGGAACTCTCTTCTGTGAAACTTCGTGAAGAGATAGTCTCCTTCAGTTTTCAGTTCACTCACGAGTGTCATGATCTCAGCGCGTTGTTCTGATCCTCTTCTGTAAACGCGTGAGTCTTCTGTTCTTTGATAGTGCCAATCGTGTGAGTTCAGCAACTGATTCAATCTCTGTTTCTTCTCTGTTGTTGTCATTGTTGTTGATTTTAAAATTTCAACCATCTTCTTCTTCTCTCGTACTTTCTGATCAACATTGAGTTGTTGATCAGAACTCTTGTCGTTGCATCTGTCCATTCAGATGCAGATGCTGAGATCATCATGTTGAGCGATTCCCAGCGCAGTTCATTGATGTACATGTTGACGTACATTCTGTGCTTTCTTTTACGAAAATAATTCTTCAGTGCTTTCATCTATTATGTAGAGTTTGCGATCAACTATGAACTGACAGATATAGTTGTCTGATTCTTGTTTTCTGAC